TGATTGTGCTACAGGTGCGCTGTTTGCTGTGTCAATTTGCACACCGCGTGGTTTGTAGTAATTGCCCCAACGTTCTGCGTCATATGCTTGACCATCAACACTTGCTTCGAACATTTCTTTGATAACTTTAAGTTCTACATCAGTAGGTTTCTTAGGTAAGAAATCCTTAAGGTTATACAAACCATGTTTCTCAATGGCTTCTGCTTCATCTGCTGTTAATGCAGATTCTTTGCGTGACCATTTACTAGTTGAATAGTCTGAGTATCCACCTTTACTTGTTTTGCTAATAGTAAAGTCTAGACCACCTTGATAGTCAGTTGGTAAGTTTTCTAACTCTGGATCAAGCAATGCTGACTTAACCAAGTTGAAAATTTGTGGACTAATAATAAAACGACGAATTGGATTTTCTGGTGTCTTATCATCAGCTATTGGGTTTTCATGCACAAATCCTTGGAACAAGTATGATTTCTTTTTCCAATACTTACGACCCATTTCTTCTAGACTAGGGTCTTTAAACCATGGACGAACTTCTGCTAAAATTGGGCATGCTTCACCCCACATTTCAACACATGGTACTTGAACTGTTACTGGTTTACTATCTGATTGACCTTTAACACCTGCAAAGGTAAGGTTAATCATATTACGTTCTACCCAGAAGAATGTATTTTTTGGATCTGCGTCTGGAAGGAATCTTACACGGGCATGTGTGCCTTCTGCAATATTCCAGTGTGCGTAGATAGCGTTATCGCCACCTTGTTGTGAATTATTATTTGAACTACGGTTTTCTTGCGCTTGTAATTTTGCGCGGATTTCTGCTAATGATGTTGCCATGGTGTTACTCCTTGTGTTTTAAGTTGGTCTTTAATATGCCTAAACGTATAGTGCATTTATATACTATACGTTAATAATATTTATCTCACAAGCAGTATTTCTAAATATTTTAGCCAAAACAAAAGGCACCCTCGAGTGCCTTTTAATTGATTTATTGTTGTTGTTTTACTCGAGACCTGCTAATCTACGCATTTCACTAATGCCTAATGATTTGTCGTCATCTGGTTGACCTTTAACCCAGGCTTTAGCACCTTTAGGAATACTTTTAAGTTTGTTTAATAAGCTAGGCTCTTTAGGCATTTGACGTGCGCCAGCTCGAGCCATTTTTTCACCACGGTTAACATAATCGTCGCCCACTGCTTCTTCCATGCTGTAGTCATCGTTATATTGGTCTTCTTCAACTTCGTTGCTGTGTTCTAACATATCAATAACTTCTTGAACCCAAGCACTAACATCACTTGAACCAATTTCATTAACTGACCCCACAGCCCATGCCACATGCTCTGCAGCATCCATGATTGCTTTCGGACCGTATTCTTTTAATAGATCTAAATGTTGACGTGTGATACGGCGGATGATTGCAGATTGAATTGCTTCACTGCAATCATCACCTTCATTTTCGTTAAATTGATTGTATTGGTCATTGACCATTCCGTCTTCTCCGTCGTTTCCTGATCCATAGGTGCTGTTAAATTCTGGTTTGCTTTGATTAGCAGGGTCATCTGCTGCATCTGATGCAATATCTTCTTCCATAGAGTTAACGTCGCCGATTTCATCAATTACTTCTTGGAATACTGCTGGGACATTTTCTTGTAGCCAATCCATGATAGCATCGCGTGCATCTGTATTTGGATCTACTTTAGATATTTCTACTAATTTAGCTTTTAATTCATCGTTTTGAATAATATCACCAATCGCATTAATAGCATTAACCGCATCCACTCCCACTGGGATTTCGTTGCTGAGAGCGTCTATTAGATCATCTGCATTAATAGGTTCAATACCCCATTGCTTAACACCTTCTTCGTCTTCGTCCCACCCTTCTACCACTGAGTTAGCCCAGCTTTCAAATTGTTTAGCAAATTTATTTTCTTTTTTCATTTTATAAGCCTTTTGCACCAAAGGAAGTGCGTCTGTCATTTTTTCATTAAATACACGTTTGATAAAGCGTTCTTTCATTTCATCTAGATTAATATCATCTTCTGGAATATAGCTGGTACTAGTTGCTTCAAACTGTTCTTTGCAATGAGCATAGCCCTTCTTGCCACTCATACGTTGTAATGTATTGTTTAATAGACCGTGATATTCAAATGCCGCTTCGACCATTTGTTGTGTTTCACTATCTTCAAATGTTCTGCGACGAACACTATTTTTAAATGGGCGTAGTTTACTCAATTCGCTGGCCATTTCTGTAATGTGTTGACCTAGGTCGTCTTCTAATAGTCCACCTTCTGATATGTGTCGTGCCATAGCACGTGCATATTTTAAACTGTTAAGACATAGTTTGCGGCGCTCACCATCTGCTGTTTCTAAGTAGATAGCACCAATCTTTCGACTGCGTGCACCGCGTTGTTCAGGATCGATATGAGCAGTGTGACGCACAATTATACGCACAGGTCCTTCATTCTCATAACTGCTACGGCTAGTACCATATAGTCGACTTTCACCAATAACTTCATCTTTATCAAATGTAGCATCGGATTTGCTTTGTTGTTGGATATCGCGGTGTTTTAATGTGCTACGAGTAATATCTCGTGGCTCAAAATTTAATAGGTTGCGTTTAGCAAATTCGCGTAGTTCTCTTAAGAATTTATACCAATGTTGTTTTTCATGTTCGTCTAGATCATTGGTGATATTCTTACTAAAGTAAATTTTCAATGATCGCTCGTCGATTAAACTCATGGTAATGTTACCAAAAGACTTGCCATCTACTATGTAATCAAAGTTGAAAAAACGTGCCTTTTCTGGATCTTGCACAGCTTTGGCCTTTTCGTCGCCCAAGCTAACATCTTCAAATCTATCACGGATTTTTTCAAAGAGGCTTTCTGCTATTTTATTAATTTCTCTCATAGTAATATTTATCTATGTTATGAAGAATGGCATTGGCTCGACTATATCCTCTAGGCTGTCTTTCATAGTTAGGTCAATTTGACTATCAAAGCTCTGCAGGAGTTGTGCCATACGTACCACTAATATAAGAGCCATAACTAGATCGTCTGTTTCGCCAGGTTTTGCAGCAAAACTAGGGCCATGTGCTACAAACGTTTTAAGTTCTGATATGAGTGGCTTACTTACAATAGTCATTCGTTTGGTTTCTATTAGATTTTTAAGTTTAGAGCACGCAGAAATTTTTGTTGAACTTGTAGTATTAAACCCTCGGCGATATCTACGAGCCGATCCAGGACGTTTAGGTTCACTTAAGAAAATACCTCGTATATTTTCTTCACCGATTTCACTAATAGATATCAATGCCGCTTCACCTAATGTATTGTTTTCTACGCTATAATAGATATTAGTATTTGGTACAATTTCTGCCATATACTTAGTAATTTCAGTTAAAATACCCACCTGTTGTTGCACAGGAGTTCTATTATGTTGCCATTCACCTATTTGTTTAAATGTAGGCAATTCAAAAATCTGTATAGCTGCTGGATCCCCACCTGTGCCTAGGCTAGGATCTAAAGCTACTACATAAGTATACTTTGCTTCGGGTTTCTTATACCAACGCACTTGTCCTTGACGTTCTACAGGATCTAATCCAGCCATCTCAACTAGGTGACTAGGATTGATCAGGGTTTCATCCCAGATAATAAACTCACAATCCATTTCTCTGCGGAAACGCTCGTCACCTAACTGCGCACGCTGTTGATCTGCCCACTTGTCATCACGATCTGGATGTTCTTTCCAATAGCTACGGAATGATTTAAATCCGTTAACTCCCACTTCTGTAGGGTTACCAAATTCATCAAAGCATTTGTTCGCACCTTTCCATAGGGTAGCAAATTGGTCTTCATCACTGTTAGGTGTTGAAGTAATAATACACTTACCACCAGTTGCTAATGTGGGACTAATTGAAGTCCAGAATTCTCGTCCTATGGTAGGGCGAACGAACGCAAACTCGTCACAGTATAGTAGTGATATAGAAAGACCACGACCTGTATTTTCAGTAGTCGTAGCACTTATAATACGGCTACCATTATCAAAATCAATATTACCTTTGTTATAACTCACAGCACCAGCACGTATAAAGTCTGGTACGCTTTCATATGCATAGCGTATACGCTGCATGATTTCTTGTGAGCCTGTGAATTTATGTGCGGCAATTAGTATAGTCGAGTCCGGTACAAACATTGCATACCATAACAAGTAACCTGCGGCACTTGTTGACTTACCTGTTTGTCGAGGCATTAAGGATATGCTATAGCGATAGTTGTGATATGTTTCGATTAAACGTTTTTGATAATCAAATGGTTGATATAGCATGCGCCCTTTAGTAGGATGCTGTATATAAAAATAGTTACTCATAAAATATTCAGGCCCTGTAATAGGATCTGCACATTTTGCGAATTCTTGTAATTGTTCAGCATTAAAAGCCGTTGATTGATGCGGCTTCTTAACTAGAACTGAATCGGTACCTTTTGCTGTTGCCATATAGTTACTTATCCTGGCCGGACTTTATCGTATTAAAACGGCGATTCGCCGGTAAGATGTGGTTTTGCAAACCATAAGCGGAACCACTCGGGGCTTCCTGGTTGAACGTTGTTGGCATTTTGATAATTAACTTTTTCTACAGCAGACTTACTACCGCTACTACCAGTCGTGCTAACACTACCGTAGCCTTTGTATTCCTGCAATTTAGCTGTGTTATTGTCACTAATTCCGGCTAGACGGCGCATGTCCATTATAGGATCGTTCTCGTCTAAGATTGCTTCCGGAATAAGGTCTTCCGTTTTATAAAAGTCACTAGAAGTTAGTTTAATATGTTCTGACATTATTTTTTCTTCTTTTTAGGCATAGAGTTACCAGAATTATGTGGTACCGCACTGTGCTTATGCACATCATCTGCTTCTCTGCTTCTACTATCGCTCATTTGATTAATTGGACCTGCATCTGTCATATCTGCGGCATCTTTAATCATGTCATATTCTTCGTCGGTGTAGGTAAGCAATAATGGATCGCCAGCAAATGGACCTGCTACTGGCATTTGGCCGCCTTGTTTACCATCAGCAACACCCAATGCTAATCCGAAACGATATTGTTGATATGGATTACCGTTAGACTTATTGCTACTAATGCCAGGCATACTAATAGCACCTTTAATAGATGATACTTGGTCACTTTTTAATCCTTTCGGACTAGCGGCTACGTCTTCTCGAATAATTTCATTAATCTTCATTTGTTGCACCTTCGTATTGTGGATATAACTTTTCTAAACTAATAATTTCTTGTTTTAGATGTTTTCTATTCTCTGGATCTTTTTCATCTGCTAACACTTTAATAAGTGTATCGCGTTTGTTTAAAAAATCATGCTTGTCAAGAATATCTGCACTATCGCGGAATCCGGCGTGTGTTAGCACGCTGTCTCCTTCTACTAGTGCAATATACTCTTTAAGAGTTTTCATCTTACTTGGTAATCTCATTTAACATGTCTTCGTATTGTTTCCAAAGTGTGTCTTCTTTAACTTCACGATGTGATCTTTTTGCCTGTAATGGATTATCACCAATTGGTGGAGCAAACTCAATTTCTGTTTTCTTCTTGTCTAAGCCAGTGCCAGTCATTGTGGTGATATCAGCTGCCGCATAGTCTTCATGTGGAGTGTTTAAGTTTTCAATAGGGCGTTTCATTCTGTTGATAACATTATGATTAGCATGTTGTTCTTCTAACTCTAATTCCTCAGCATCAGGAACTGGTTCAAGTTCGACTTCTTTTTCTGCCATACCAGCTAGTTTACGCATCAAGTTCAATGCATCATCTTCTAATGTAGCTGATACTGTGATAGTAGCATCTTCTTTAACAGTATAACGTTTTCCGCCGACTTCGAATTCTTTAGCGCCAGTAGCTCTTGCTTTTTCTAATGCACCTGAGAACTCATTGCCTTCTGTTTCCATTTCTTCTTCCATTGGATTTAGTTTGCTCTTATCATAACTAACACCTGGCTTAGCTGCTGGTGCTTTTGGAGCTGGCATAGGAGCTTTTGGTGCGTTAGCAAAAGTTTCTCTTTCATCTAACTCGTCTTCCATTGCCATATAACCCGATGGATCAGAATCTTCTTCCATGCCGCCACCAACATCGCCACAGCCTGCCATCATGTCTTCATCCATTTCATAACATTCGCATTGTTCGTGGCCACATGAAGCACATGATTGCGCTTGTGTTAATGGGCTATCAGAATCACCAGGAACTATATCATCCATCTCATTTGTTAGTCCTGCAAGTTTAGCAATTTCATCTAATTCTTGCATAGCATCGTGATCGTCAAACATAGGAGCACTTTCAGACATTTGGTCTTCTTGGTGTTTACAGAAATAACCATATGATGTAGCTGCATCGCCTAAAAAGTCTGGATCATAACTGAGCATGTATTGAGCATGTTTAGCTGGAATACCCATCTTTTTAAGTTCAGCATATACAGCTTCTCTAAACTCAGATGAATTAGTATCTAAGCCTGGACGATCTTTTGCTAATACACGACCAACTTTTTCGTAATCGTATTCGCCTTCCATCATGCGGCTTTCTTTAATTGTCTGTTTGCTTTCTTTAACATTGCTCTTTTCTGGGTGCATACCGTAGTAAGCGCCTAGTGCTTGTTTTTTACGTTGTTCTTTGCTCTTACCAGCAAACTTAGGGTTCTTGCTTTTTTCAAAGTCTTTAATGATATCGCCTGCTGAAGTTTTCTTAGTAATTACTTCATCCATTTCTTCACTGTGACGTAGTTTGTTTAATACAGCACCAGCAACACGTTTACCTGCGGCTTTTGAACCATAACGTTCAGCAGCACCTTTAGCAATCTTACTAAAGTTTTTGCCTGGTTTGCCGATGTCTTTACCAGCACGTGCATTCTTAGCTGAATATGATGCTTCCTCTACTGTGCCATGCTCACGTTTCTTCATAGCAGCAATAAAGTCTTCCAATTTACAGCCAGGGTTCTTAGCTTTGTATTTTTCGTAGTTAGCTTTGAATTTAGGATGTTTAGGGTTATATAGCTCGTAAGGGCCTTGGCCTTCATCTACTTCGTCTTTGTCTAAGATAGCAGTTTTTCTGCTTTTGAATTCATCTGGTTCATGTTGAGCAGAGCCACCATATGATTTGCCAGCAACTTTACGCACGTTTGATTTAGGAGTTTCTTTATCTTTAAGTGTCT